CAAAACATAAATTCATTCTAGGATTAAATTTTAAATCATCTAATCTTCCAAAAATTTCATAAATTTTAGAAAATTGTCCTTCATGGTAGTTGGAAGCATAACAGTAATATGCTTCACATATATCGAATCTATCAAAATACATAATCAATACTCACTTTCTAAAATTTTTCTTAAAGCTGATTCATCATTCAATAAATATGCTCTACGAATACTTTGCTTTTCATAGTATTCACTACAATCAATTAAATATTCACCCATGATTGCCTGAAATCTATATTCATTCATGGGTTCTATTTTTTGATTTTTGCCTTTAATAGGCTTTTCTAGTTCATTCATTGTAAGATTTTTGTATAAACTAATTAAATGATACCATAATAATGTTTATATGTATATAATTTATATCATTATTTGTTTATAAGTATTTCTTATATATAAACCAATAAAAAAAGTCTTATTTAAAAGACTTTTGATTGGACTATAAAATAATAATGGTCATGGTCATAGCCTAAAGCTAAAACCTCTAAATTATCGTTATATTCTTTTAATTCCCACTCTTTAAGCATTTTAATACAAGCATTATAGTAGTTATCGACTGCATCAATCTTACTATCCCATTCAATAGTCTTTGAATAAGTTGTATTACTGTCTCTTTTATGAGATACCTTTGCCCTTGGGTTTTTATTATTGGTAGGTGGTAAGAATTTCCCTTTAATTACCATACCTTTAATTTTCATTTTGTTAAAAATACTTTCTTTTTTCATTTTATTAATAACTCCATACTTAACTCATTTATTAATTCACTAGCTAAACTTAAATCTTTTATCCCTTGATTTAATTTCATATCTTTAATTGTTATATACTTATAAAAATTAAAATCTTTATTAATTAATTCATTTTTATGATTAAAGCATTCATAACTATAATTGTTTGTATGCCTAGTTAATAAGCTATAAACTGTTTTATTATTCATATAATCAGGCTTTAAACCTTTTTTTAACTTAAGTTCCCAATTAGAATAAAATCTTTTAAACCTTATACAACCTAAGTTAGGATATTTAGTTTCATATTTAAAATAATAACTCTTATCTATTTGATAAGTTTTATTATTTTGTTTAAAAATTATTTTTGATATATTCATTTTTTTAATCCTCACAATATGATTTATAAAGATAATAATTTTTATCTAATCCTAATTTATTGAAATCTTCCTTTATAGTCTCATCACATGATAAATCTATCCCTTTAAAACTTTCAGCTTTGAACTTGTAAAAGTCTACTGTCTTTTTTAATAACTCTTTAAACTCTTCTTTATTTTCGCAAGTTTCAATAGTTATATCCCCCTCACAATAACTGACAATTTTATAATCTCTAAAATTAACCCAATTACCATAATACCAAGCATCTTCACTAGTATCTAATTGGGCATAACCTTTAGATGGTTTACACATATCTAAATCAAAAGCATATCTATCTATGCTTTGAAAAAAAGTTTCTTTTTTAATTGCCATAACAATAAAATGTAAGATTTAAAATTTTAAATAAATTAATTAAGTTAATAATTAATTTTTTAAACCTAATAAGTATTAGGCTTAAAGAATTAATCATTTTAAAAAGTTAGATTTTTTAATTCTTCTATTGCTTTTTTTGATTCGTACTCTTTTAAAATTTCTTTTTTTAATGTGATAAATGTTTGTAAATGTTGCAGGCTTTCTATATTTTCTAAGACTTCAGCAATTTCAGCATCTAATAAAAATAGTTTGACTTCTATCATTTTACAAACCTCTATTTAATAAAGTTAGTCTAGCTATCCTTTTTTGATAATCACTACCATGCTTTACAAGATAATTGCAAGCATCATCACTGTTGTTATTAGTACACTGGTTAAGAGTACTTTTATTTAATCCACTATCGAACGCAAGGAGAAATAATCCAAACATTGAAGCAAATAAAAAGAAATTTTTCATAGTAAGATTTTAAATAATTTTCTTTTTTAAAGGTTTACTAATCTTATAAAATTAATTTATCAAATAAATATTTTTACTATTGAGATTTAAAAAAATGAGAAGTAGTAAAAAAGAGTTAAGTAATAAATAAAAAAATAGATTAGTATTCCTATTTTAAATTGTACCAAATCTAAACAATATTATATATCAATATTACATATTGTTTACAATTAATTAATTATTAATTATTTTCGATTATTATATTTATTAATTAATAAAATCTTATTATGCAAGTTATCCAATTTTCTAAGTCACTACAAAAAGAATTAGATGATGCTAAAACATCTAATAAATACGTTGACAGCTTAGTTAGAACTAGAGTGAATGAGTTAACATCTAATAATTATATGCTCACTGTAGAGCGCATGAGAGAACTTACAGCTTTAGAAAATTATCTAGCTAATTAAAATTATGCGATTTACTGAATTATTTTTGTATGCTTCAATGAATGAAAATCCTAACTGGGATTATATCTATTCTGAGCTTCAAAAAATACCTAACTATGATTATTCTATGTTTACTTGTAAAGTCTCTTAAGATCGCTCACAGATAGCTTAGAATTAATATTTTGTAGCTAGGGGACTAGTTGCAGAATATTTTTTTATTTTTGTGTGCGTGGGGAACTTAAATATATATTGATTAATTTTTTGGTTCTATGCGGATAGCAAGTTCTGGAGCTTGAATATTTACTGTTTCTACAGATTCACCTATTACTTTACCGAGGGAGTCGAGAATTTGTGCTGCTGTTTGAAGTTGACCTTTTTTAACAGCTTTGTTAAATAGACGTATTCTCATAGCTTGTAGACGAGGTAGCATAGTTTCTCTATCTTTTTCCCAATCTTCTTTATTCCATTCTTTAACTTTTTTCCAGTCTTGCCATGCAGTTACTTCAGAAATGGATTCAATTTTAGCGTGTTCTAGGACAAGGGCTCTTGTTGTTTTACCTTCTAGTTGACGGGTATATAGGCGTTGTGAACGTTCTTGTACTTGTTGTGCAGAAGAACGAGCACGAAATCTAATATTTCTTTTAGGTTGTTCTATTGGTTGATCTGTAGGAAAAGTAGAAGAAGCCACGGACTTACTTTTTGTAGTATTTATTGGAATAATAACCTAAAAAAGGAGGAATAGGCTATAAATAGGGGGTATTAGTTGAATTTTCTGTTATTTTTAAGGTTATGGCAGTTAAAAATGCAAATGATATAAGTTTAAGGTATGCACAGGGGGAGGTATTCAATAGTGATAAAAGATTTCGGGTGTTGGTTGCAGGAAGAAGGTTTGGGAAGTCATATTTATCCTGTATTGAACTGCTCAGAGGAGCTATCAATAGACCTGGAGAAGTTTATTTTTATTGTGCTCCTACTTATCGTATGGCGAAAGATATTGCATGGAAAGAATTAAAGAAATTAGTGCCAAAAGTATGGGTACAAAGTAAAAATGAAACAGATTTAAGGTTAGATTTGATTAATGGGTCGAGTATTGAGTTAAAGGGTACTGAAAATGCTATGGCATTAAGGGGTAGAAGTTTAGCTGGTGTTGTATTAGATGAAGCTGCATTTATGGATCGAGATGTGTGGGCTGAAGTTATAAGACCTGCATTAGCTGATAAACAGGGT